TTCATAAAATGGAGATAATTCACCAGTAGCACTAGGACTATATGCCCAAGGGTTAAGTCCAGTTTTTTCAAAATAATTAAAAGCATCAGAAGCATACTGTAATTGTTCAACCGACATACTATTAATTAATTCAGTTTCATTATCTAAATTTATTCTATATACAAGATTATCAATATTTACAGTATCATATATTCTATCCACCTCACATATATCAGAATGTTTTAATTGTACATTTTTCATAGTATATTCACCACGATACTCAACCGGTGATACAGCATCATACATAATACCAGAGCTCGTAGTATAAGTTGTTGAATTCGTTTTAATCATATCAAGGTTAAACGATGAGGCAATAGCCGAAGATATGTCGGAATTACCTGACCCCAAATTAGTTACAGAAAACCCGTCTATGGCATCACCCGTATTATCAACCAATGAATATGGTAACTCAATAACATTATAAACCTTTCGTTTAAGTTTCTCTACCGCTTCCGTTTTCACTATAGGAATATATATATCAATTGTGGAAAAACTATTCCAATCTGTCGGGTTGGATATATCCACAGTTCTATAATTATTAGAAAATGTCACCATCGATGACGTTATTTTATGAACTACTCCCAAAAGGCCGGTACTGCTATTAGTATATGAAAAATAATAACGCTCATCAAATGCCATAAATTTTTCAAAAGAGTTATCACTTAAAGTTAAAGTGATAGAACCATTTGCAACTGATGTATCTGAATATAATCTAAGAAATTTATATGAAGTATCAATGGAAACACTACCAGTAACTTCATCAACATGTCTTACAGTTTTTATATAAGAACTCTCTAATGGTATTAATGAACCAGAACCAGATATATCTATAATTGATTTAGATGTTATTATTCCACCAGTATCACGTTTTATAAGATCTGATATAGTCCCCGAATTACCCACCCAATCACCACCAGAACCAATATATTCACCCGAACCAATATTATCACCAACATTAAACATATTAGTATTAACTGTTTCTCCTGTACTATATTCAGAACTACCCAAATGTTTGATAATAATATTACCAGAATCTGAATAATAAACATTTCCAACCGTTTTATTATTAAGACCAAACTTCTTATACGCTATGGCTTTATTTCCAACATCAATAGACCCAACACCATTACTAACAATATTATAAGATACTAATGTTGATGCACTAAATGTCCATGTACCATTTATAGAAGGTCTAGAAGATACTGACCTAATATGTTCACTAGTATACTTATTACCAGAAATATCTGAGTCATATTCAATATCAGAAATAAATAATTTAAATATGGCACTTCTCTCATCGGATGTAGTTGGCCTAGTTCTAGAATGAGATAATCCATTAGCAATACTACCACTACTCGATAAATATTCAAATCCTTTAACTCTTGCAGTTGCAACTACACGCACCCCTAAAGTATTCTCAGTTGTATTTTGAATATTATATACACTAGTGCCCCATAAAGAATCACTATGAATTCTAGTATCAGTATGTAATATATTTATGATTGCGTTATTGATATCGAAATCGGGTTTGGTTACATAAAATTGGCAACCTTTATCAAGTATTGGAGTATTATAAAAATTAACTCTAGACCCCACTTCGGGTACGCCAGATATATCCGATATATATATGAAAGATCCAAGTCCAGTATTAATATATTCATTATTCCGTTGTATACTGTCTAATGCCTTTTTATATGGTATATACTTTGTATTCCTACTTCTAATATTCCATCCAAAAACATAAGCATTACCTCTCTCAATACCAAGTGATAAATGCTCATCAAAAACATCCATCATATCGTCATGAGTTTTACCTGGATAAAATATTGTATTATCTATTTCTAAATTTTGATAAGGATAATTAATTTTATCCTGTAATGATACATTATGAATTAATGGTACATCATTAATACCATCAAATAATTTAGTATTAATAAAATTATCAATTACAAACTTTTCTGCCAATAATGGGTCAATGAATTTTAAAGAATCAACATTGACAACACCTCTATTACTATCTTTATTAAAATATTCTCTAACATCCAATCCAAACGGAGACACCGTATAATGTCCAGATTCGTCATATGTACGTCTAGCTAATATTTCCATCCAATTAAACATACCGTCGTCACGGTCTATTAACTCTTCGACTCCATTTTTAACGCCCAACAACTGAATAAAATTCTCTGTTAAATTCTCATCATAAGGTATTGTTGTAAATAATAAATTCACTTTATATCTATCAGCACCTGGCGAATTATAATTAGTTGACCCCTGTGCATTATCAAATAACGAACTATCGTCATATACTGATACTATTTCTTCCTGTAAAAACAACCCAATCTTATATGATGGTTCATCTGAATATCTATCCAACGATATAGTCTGTCTAAAAACATTTACTAAATTGCCGTCAATATAATAAATACCATTATCTATATGTGCAATAGACCCCAACCCAATAGATGGGGCGTGTGATGCTATGTCAATAGATATTTCACACTGGTATGCCGATAATGGTATTGTTGTTGGTCTTCCATCATCATCTAAAACAAAACCATCAACCGTATTTAATATATCCCCTATAGAATATGACACATCACCAGAATCGTTATTAGAACCTGTTCTGTATTTTATAAAAAGTGTATCCGTCATATTATCATCATCCAAAATTGATGATTCTACATGAACAACCGTGGCCAAAATACCTATTGTATTTATAATATCTCTACCAACAAAATCCGACACCGCATTATATGATGATCCAACAGACCTAATTACTTTTATATACGTGATTCCAATATCCATAGAGGTTCCACCTGGAACTACCATTGCCCCATTTTTATAAAACGAATCGGATAAATTTGAAATTTGTTTTTGTAAAATCGACTGTATCTGTGTCAATTCCCTAGCCTGCACACTATATCCAGGTTTAAATAATATTTTCAAAAAACCTTTATCATTATCAAAATCATCATGATATGGAGTAGTATTTAAATTTATAGTCATAATTTGATTCTCATTGTTATCTATGTATTAAGTTAATATTTATTAGAATTCAAATACAACTTTTATATCTTCTATTTGATCTATAGCACGTGACACCGGCTGTCTATTCTCAATATATAATACTTTACCTCGTCCACGTTTTACGTCAAATGACTTCTCATTAGTAGTTTCATAATTAGGATGATTTGGTCCTCTATACATTTCATTTTGTGCAATCATATTATTATAAGAATTTATAGGGTCACTTATAATACTAACCTGTCTAAACACTGACTCATTACCAGATACGGGGAAAAATGGAATAGTTTTAGAAACATTTAAATCGTCCCCCAACGTTGCCTGTTCATCATACTCTAGTTTTAAAGAAATCATACCATAATATGCCCCCAACTCTTCGACCGCATTAAACCCGTGTCCGTGTAGAGGTGATATGATTGGTCTAACTTTGCACTCAACAAACCCTAGAGCATTCTCAGTGACATTACCTGCCCCTAATGAGACATTACCATCACCATAAGTATAGTCAATACCTTTATTTAATATTACCACCCTATTAACTTCATTAGTAGTAATACGTGCGTATCCAGAAAATCCAGTTCCATCACCGGTTACAATAACAGAAGGTGCTATAATTATCGTCTGTATAGTTCCCAACTCCGCAGTTGTAAACGTGAACGGTGTTTCTACACTCCATGTGAGATTCCCACCACTCACTACATTATCAATACCAGCATTAGTAGTATGTAATACTCTAAATGCCCCTGAATCAACAGCAGAGGTGGTTTGAATATATATAGAATATCCAGTAAAATCAACCCCGTCAACGACACTTGCTGGTAATGAACCAGTACCAGTATTTAATGAGGAAAGAATTGAAGAAGTTAGGGTTGTCACTATTATATTGTCATTATATCCATGCCCACTAGATTGTGTTGTATCTAATACATCAGGGTCACTACCGTCATCTGGTAATACTCTAACCCAATCAATTCGTCCAGAATTTAAAGATGACTGTGCATTTTCTTTTATTTGCCACTGTGTATAATCTGCCGTATTTATTGAACCAGGATCTGATGATATAAATTTAACAGGCATATAATCTTTTGTTAAAAATTGAATAGCATCTAACATAAAGATAGAATACATATATTTCCAAACGTAACCATCCGCAGTTTCAAATGGTTCACCTACCAAAGACCCACTAGGGGATATGGTTGACGGCACTTTAGTGACACCGGTTGTCCCATTCCACTTAGAATTATTAAGACACTTATATACAGAATATTGATTATCAGTACCAACCAACACATATCCATTAGGAATAATAGATTCACTTCTAGTATTATCATACATTTCATATACAATACCAGATGTCCAATCTATCCTTGGGGCAGATAATGTTATACTGTCAGGGTTAACACGTTTTATAGATGTTAAATTAGATAGTATATCAAACGAACCAGAAACCGAATCATCTGGGGTTGGGGGGTTGGCATCATCCCACCATTGTGAAGACTTACCTACTCCTAAATAAATATTATTATAGTGTGATTGTGTATAATATAACCAATTATTTGTAACTCCTGTTGCATGTGTAGGTGCAATATCCACTGGAATATCATCTATTGCAATATAAAGTCGTTTCTGATGTAATACTGTATCACCACTGCTATAGGTGGTGGCAGATCTCCATTGAGGAGCATTCAATTTTATAGATTCTATAAATTGTTGTGCATTAAATATTCTTAATTTATTTGTTATAATCGCCGACATAATTATTCCTTTATATTCGTATTTTAATTTAATCTCTTAGTTCTTTTATCATATTTAAATCATTGACATTCCAAGTAGACCGCGGGATGGTATCTTTGGTATATATTGTCATTATTGATTCATGTCCAACATTCACTCTCTCATGACTATAATTAGTTATATCATTTATCTTATAGTTTAAAAAATCATTATCCTTAAACCACTGTGGTGTATTGTAAAATTTCATACGTTCTATTGATTTATATGTCATACCAGATATCTTATTATATTTAGTATCCGTATCTTCTTCTGTTACAATCAATATTTTAGGCAATATATCTATCTCTGAATCTAATACCGCATGATAATTACGTTCATATAAAGATTCTATTATCTCTATAGTAGACGATGGCCAGATATGGTCACCATAATCAGTTATACCTAAATTCTTATTGAAATAATGGTTGAATTCCTCAATTCTCATCATAGGAGTTATTATATTCTCTACAATAACTGGATATTTTTCTATATCAACTCCATGTCGCAAAACCTTCATGACATCTTTTATTGTAGTCTCACCGTCATTATCAATATCCCACCTAGCAACTCCATTAACTTCTGACATCAAGAATTTTTTAAGTTTCTTAATTCTTGGTGGATTATGAACTATATCAGTTGCTATTTCAAGTGCAATATCGTGTACCAGTTCACTAATATCTACTGTATCATATTTATAATTAAATTGTTTTAAATTATAATAAGTCCACAACGTCTCATCTATAAATCTATCAGATATATCAACTATAGATTTAATAACATTTGTCTTATTGTATGTATATTGTCTAGGTGTCGTCCCATCTATGACACCACTAACTTTATAATTAGTATACGGTGACACTAACACTTCATCAACATTAGTATATCTATATTTCATGAGTTGTTTATACTCAGTACCAGATCTAAATCTGAACTTCGTCCTCTCTAGAGACTTAGTAGATACTCCTAACGTTGGTATTTGATGCAACCTCTTATTCAACCTTATCACAAACTTATCATCCCTCGCATCACCACCATTTGCGACAGACCCTACCCAATTATTCGACGATGACTCCACATTGCCACGTGACCTACTATCCCACCGTATCTCTACAACATTCGGGTAATCTGATTTTATTTCATTAGTCGTATTATCATATGGACCCTCTCCATCCGGTATTTCTCCCATAGATATAACATAATCCACACCCAGAATAACATACCCCCCCATAAACTTCACAGAGAGAACTTGGAACCTGCCCCAATTATAACTGCTATCATAATATTTAAATACGTCTCGCCGTTTATAAATAACAAAATACGACCCGATAATGTTGTCATCTTCAAAATAAGACAACATGGATTTTTCAAACATGTCTTTGTTGTTGAGGCCGACGAAAGTGATTGACGACCAAGGGTCACTATCAACAACTGGGGTTTGTCCAACGTCAGAAAGGTTAATATCTTTATACAACCCATACCTACCACCGCCAGAATCAACAGTTGACAACATGTTTATAACACCACCAACATGATCGGTTAATACTACACCACTATTATCATCAACGTGTACATGTGATGTGTCACTTTCTAAATATTGTGTAGTATCCTGAACCCCTGTCATTGGTTCATCACCAAATTGTAAATTATCATAATACATAATGTCGTGATGTGCTGCTCCCAATACATCATTAATATCAATTAATTCATCTGACATTTCTAATAAATTAGTACTACTGTTAAGTGTTATGTTTCTAGTCCATTTCCCAGCAGCATCCATATTATCAACTGTCAATTCTACATTTTTAATAATTTCATATAATATGGCACTTGACGCTATTGTAATATCCTTTCTATCTACAACTTCCGTCTCCAAAACAAATTCACCAAACATCATCATTCCTGCAGGATGAAGTATTTGTTTAACAACATCACGCCATTTATCAATTACAACACCACACCTCAATACATAAGAATAATCTTGCCACAACAACCCATCATGAATTTTATCATCTGCTGACGGATACCCTTTGCGATTACTAAAATATCCTTCTCTCACACATAACGGTCCTGTTTTAACATTTATAACCGCTTTACCATTACCAATCGTAGATAAGTCAAATGTTGGTGGAATGTCATATCCAATACCAAAATCAGTATATAATGAATGTTTAATACTTAAAACACTAACATTTTTCACAGAACCGATACTACTACCAATAGTTTTAAATATAGCACCAGATCCAACTGACTGATAATCATCAGTCCAATACGAAACATATGCACTAGGTAACGATTGATATCCATATCCACCATAAATAACTTTAACTTTAGTTATAGCTCCCCTTGACTTATTATTAAATACTATCTTCATAGTATGCCAGTCAGGTAAGGTATATGCAATCAACGACGTATTATTAACAAAATCACCATTAAAAGATCGTTTCCATAACGTCAATATATTATTATCAATTTCCCACTCATCATCTTCAAGAGTAACATTAGTCCTAATAGGATTCATATCCCAATATTTTATATTACTAACAGACCCACCAACACTATAATCTTCAAATCGTTTTCCAACCGATACCCTAAATGTGGCATATATACCATTACATAAATCAGTTACTGGTGGAATACCTGAAACAATAGAAGTACTGTTAGGTGCATTATCCCAATCTATATTACCACCAATAATAAAAGCATCCTCTACATATGTTAACTCATAATTTGCAAAATATCTATCAAATTCTTGAATTAACAACATTGGTGAAATTATTAATTCATGTAAATATCGTAAATGTTTATAAGATACCCTATGTTTTAATAAATCAATTACATCTGATATAGACGTACTACCATCAAAATTAATATCACTTCTTTTATAAGTAGTATTGTTAAGTATAACATCTTCTTGTAAAAAATTATATAAATCAACATCCTTCTGTGCAGAACCAACTAAAATGCCACCCAATTCATGGGATACTGCCTCTAAAGCTTCGCCCCACCCATATATCATATCATTATGATTTTTAGCAAATGGTGCAGAAGTTATAGCAAATGGAGTAAATGATTGTTCAAAGGTTGATGCTGTTGCAACCCCATTAATATGCAAACTACATTTATTAGTATTCATATTAATGTAACAAGATAGATGCATCCAATCATCAGGTGAAACATTAACGTTAGCATAATCTATAACAGGAATGTCTGTGGCATTAAATATAATACTACCACCACTCGCATCATTTACTTCCAATCTAAACCACAACCCACCAATATCAGTAGTATTCGCAGCACATTCTTGCCATAATAC